AAACCCAAAGATTCTATAATCGAATAAAGAGCTTCGTCATTATTTGTTAATATTTCATTGAGCTTTATAACATTCATACTGATTACCTGCTAAAACCATTTTGAGAAATTTCAATAAATCCAATTTCTTTTAATTGGTTCCATTGTTGATTATATTCATAAACTATCTGAGTATTTGTTTCGCCAAAACGATTTTTCGGTGTAAATACGACTATATAGGATTTATCAACATCTAAATCATGTTTAACTTTAACGTTTGACCATTTACCGCTTTCATCTTTTTGATAAGTAAATGGTTTTAATTTTTCCTTTTCATCACCTGTCAAGAATCTAAACATTACAACCTGAGCTGCTGTTTCTGCAATAGCTTTGGCTTTTCCAATACAATTTAAATCTAGATATTTCATCATAGATGATTCTGATGATAATTGAGCTGTTGCAATAAATGCTATATCTTCTTTCTTGGCTACTTGAAAACATCCTTTTGCAGCTTCCGAGAAATCAGCCCATGCTCTTTCTGAGTTTTCTTGTTCTGGTTTTAACGTATCTAAAACCACAATACCATATCCTAACTTAGCATATTTTTTCACTAGCTTTCTAACTCGTTTGAAATTATAATCTTGAAGTTCTACAAAACTTAATGTTCCTCTTCCTTCCTCTCCTAGCCAATCAGTAGCCTTTTTAATATTAGCTAAATCATCTTCTGAAAAATGTCCTTTAACAAACTTAGAACGAGTCATTCCGTAATATTTAATTTTATTAAATACAACGCTCGATAAAATCATTGAACGCCATTCACTTTCAGTTTGTTCATTTCCAAGAACTAATACATTTTGTCCTTGTTCTAATACAGGCAAAATATAAAACAAAATTGAAGTGGATGTTTTTCCTCGTCCAACATGAGCTAAGTGCAATAATAAATTCTTTTTATGAACACCTGCTAATCTAGAATTCATTAAAGGAAATCCTATTGGATATCCCATTTGAGAGCCACTATCCCATTCTTTAATAAAAGGTTCATAATCCTTTGAGAGATTAACTACTTTTGTCTTTTCTACTTTTCCAATGCAAATATCATTTAATTGATAATCAAAATAATCATATACTTGTTCAGAAGTCATTTCGTTGAATTTATCAATTTCTTTAATAACTGGAAAATTCTTATCGTATAAGCGAAGTAAAATATTATTCTTAGATAATTCATCATAATAACTATCAATATTTTCTGTATTTAATAATTGGGTTATATCCATAATGGTTTTAAATCCACCACGTCTTTCAAATCCCTTTTTTAATACTTCTTTATCATTCAAGAATGTATAAATGGAAATATTATCAAAAACATTATATCCAGCTCTATCTAAATTCTGAGCCAATCCATAATAAAACATTCCATCATCTGTAATTATATCTGTACCATTTACTATATTAGTGTAATCACCAATTAAATCGGGTTCTTTATAAAGACTAAAGATGAAATTACACTCAATCGCAGCTCTTTTTTGAACTAGTTCTTGCGGATAATCACTTAAGGTTTTTGCTTTCATGTATCAGTCCTCCAAAAACTTACTAATATCTTTGGTTTCTTGCTTAGGATTTTTAGTTTCGTCCATTCCATCAATATCAATATTTGTTTTTGTAGGCTTTTTTAATTGTCTTCTTTCTTCGATTACTTGCTTAAATACAGTATTTATATTGCTCTTTAAAATAGCCATAATATAGCTTATTCTTGCGTGGTCGCTTCCAAAATTTTTCATCTTCATTGAATATTGAATTGCGTCTTTCGAATATATTACTGTTTTATAAATTACTTCATTATCATAAAATTCCAAGTCTTTCAATCTTTTAGTTAGAAGAGTTGGAAACGGTTGTCCAGGTTCATAACCTAAAATATCGCAAGCTAAAACATCAACTAGCTTTTTCCAATAATCAGCACTCTTAGCATATTCTGCATACACATCATAAGAAGAATAATACTTTCCATCTATTTTAACAAATTCATCAGAAGTTCCATATTTACCAGTAACAGCACATTTTACTTTTCTTGCCATAACTCTCTCCTTTAGATTAATTAGGGGTGGAATAAGACCACCCCCTTTATGATTTTTAACTATTGTTTTAAAATATCTACGATTTTTTCTAAAGCTATAATTGGAATATCATCTTCGGAAAACTTCTTAAAACCGTATTCAGACATAATCGCTTTGATTTCTTTTTTCTTAGAAGCATCGGCACTTGAGAAATGAGCTTTTATAAAATCTATAAATTCCTCATTTTTTTCACTATCAACAGAATTGTTTTTTATAATCTGAGATATATCATTTGCCTGTTTTTTTATATTTTCCTCATATAATTTTGTTTGAGCTTCGCTTTCTTTAATACCGCCTTTTCCTTTTTCAGCTTCTTTCTTGATAGCATCTAACATAGCATTATAGAAAGCTTCTGGTGTAAAATCACAATCATATGTAATTTCAGCAAATCTTGATTTTGAATCTAAAGAATAATTATCATCTCTAAATGTTATTTTTCTAACTTCTGATGTAACTTTTCCTTTAGACTTTTTTTCTCCCTTATTCTCTCTTACTATAGTTCTATCAATATGTGCCACTCCTAAAAAATGTAATTTAGTTTTAATAATATTAAAACTTCTGTCTGTTACATTTGATGATAATTGTACATATGTTTCTCCAGTATCATTATCTGTTCTTTCGTGTAAGCGAGTATGTCCAATCAGAATAAAATGAACCCCAACTTTTTTTAAACTCCATAATTTTTCAAGAAGAAGGTCGTCAACCATATCATCTCCTGCCATATAGCCACCAAAAGTACTTTTGATTGACACTGCTTTTTTATCTGGATGAAGTTTATTATGCTTTTTAATAATTACTGGAATTAAAACCTTACGTAGTTCATCATATGTATCAACAACTAAAACTTTAAGATTTGGATATTCTGTTTCTTTATTTTCAAGAATATCTTCAATCAACAAATCAAAACCAACTGAGTTTGTTAGTTCATCATAATCAGAACTATAATCAGGACAATTTATATAATTAATATTTGATAGTGCATCAGCACCTTCTTCTTTTCCACATTCCGCAAAAAGATATCCATCTTCCGGAAGATACATTTCGCACATTTCTTTTATCAATGTAGTTTTACCAATACCACCTTCTCCTAACAAACCAATGTTGTAATCAAATGGATTGATTTTAATTACATTTCTTTTACCATATGCCATTATTCAGCCCCCTTTTTAGCTAAGTAATATTCATAGTACCTTGTCTTTTTCCCAAAACGAGTCATTCCTTCTCGTTCGATTGACTCAATGTTATATCCCTTATCTCTGAGGTCAAAAATTATAGCTGATAATCTAGTAGCTCCAAATATTTCAAAAGCTTCTTGAGATGTAATATGATGACCTGCTTTGAGATAAGCCAAAACTGCTTGTCTTTGATTCATAGAAAGTCTCCTTTCTTTTAAAACAAATCGTCTGAATCAATTCCTAAATCATCATCATCATCAATCTCTACATCTTGAGTATCTTCATCTTCTTTGCTATCTTCCTCTTCTTCTTTCTTAGATTTCTTTTCAGCTTTATCCAAAACGTCTGAAAGCTTTTCATTCTCTGCTGGTTGATAGATTTGTTCATCAAATTCATCATTAGTTAAATCACATTCAACGAATCCATCTGAGAAATCTGCATCATTAGTCTTAATAAGACTAGGTTCAAGAAGTCGATATTCGTAAGCTCTTTCTCCATAGATAGCACCATTTGGCTTAAAATCATCAAGTGTTTTTATTCCAAGTTCAATTTGTTCTCTTTGAGCATCTGTTAATTGACTTTCATCAAAATCAACTTCTTCTGCTCCATTAATTAGAACAACTTCCCAAAGAAGATGTGCCCATTTCTTATTTGTAGGCATAACGTATTTTTCTTTATATGCAAGTAACTTTTTATGACGCTCATTATTCAAATCATACTTAGCAGCACTGAATACAAATCTTTGAGGAATAAACTTTGTACCTTCATCTTTATTAATATATTGCTGAATATATCCATCAATATAAATTTTCTTATCTTCCTTATAATCTGTCTTATCAATGCAATCTTTACGATAAAAAATATCTGTTGTGATAGACAAACGATTTTTATGTTCTTCATCAACTGCATATATATTTTGCATTTCGAACTTATCGTAATACTTATCCTTATACCATTGCTTTTTCATTTGGCCAGTAATACAAACTTTTCCTTGATATTTTGGAAGTGTTTCTTTTAGATACTGAGCAAAATCATAAGCGGTGATAAATTCCATCCTTCCACCTAAATCTTCTCCCAAATCAACTACGTATTTACGATAATTTGCGACAGTCTTGATAATATCTTTACTAAATCTGTTTTCAAATTTAATTTCGATATCTTCGTTTTCGGTATTCTTTGTTTTAATGACTTCCTTATCTGGAACAGTTCCAAATAATTCAATGAATCCCATATTGTTTTTCGATTCCTGAACTCCTAAATTCATTGAAATCATGTCTCTTCCATCTTTCGTAAAGACTTTGCAAAAAGGTTTACTGGAATCAGCTTTTGGAAGACTTAACTTTCCGGTAAACTTAAATCTAGATTGTGCCATAAATTTTCCCTCCTTAGATTTTAAAAATAAGTGTCTAAATATTTGTTCTTCAATCACTTATTTTTTATATCTAAAAAGTAAAAGAGCCTTGGACTAATTTCCAAGACTCTTTCGAAAAAAGGAGTTTTATCAATAATGCTTTGCCAAAAGCATGCAGATAACATTTGCGGTGAAAACAGCAATCTTGTTGTGATTAACAAAGTGGCTTACATCCCCAAAAACAGTTTATAGTTACCTCTGATTCACCGCATCCAATATTAAATTATATTCGTCATTAAGACGAATTGGAAAGGTGGGACTCGAACCCACGACAGACACGGCTTATAAGGCCGCCGCTCTCACCAACTGAGCTACATTCCAATATAGTAATTAAGGTCATCGCAAAGTCAACGTGGTGGAGACCCGTTACACGCCTCGCTCTCTTAATTACTATTATTTAGAATCGAAATAAGCTATACATATACATTGGGTTAATTGCAGGTAAAGTTGTAATAAATAGTTACTTTCGGAAAAAGTATTTTTTCAAAATGTTTATAAAGTTACAATTTCGATTCTAAAATACACAGGCAGAGCATTGCACTCTGCATGGGGCTTGAAACACCTTACTGTGTACGTGTAAAAATGTGACTAGTATCTTTACACTATAACAAGAAACAAGTCCGTATAAATACGGAACGGACTCAGTAGGACTTGAACCTACAACCCATCGGTTAACAGCCGATTGCTCTGCCAATTGAGCTATGAATCCAGGTTGCGCAAGAAACGGTAACTTGCGCTTAGAATAAACTTATCCTCATACGTCCTATCTGACGGATATTTTATTCTATTTTTGATTGTACTGATAGGCAAATATCAACTCGCTTTTTATATTTATTTATTCTACAATTGTAATTAATTCATATCTCTCAGAAAGAAGAACATCAAGCATTGCTTCAATAGGTGTCATTTCGACACATTTCATTAAATTCTTAAAAGTAGAAATTGATTGTCCGCTTACAAGCTGAACACCTTTTCTTGAAGAATCTGCATGAAATACATCATGTCTGCTATTTACATTCCAAAAAATAACTGATGGTAATACATACCCAAGCTTTTCAAATTTATGAGCCATTTTATCGTAAAATGTCCATTCTTTATTTCCACATGCATCGATTTCCATGTCTGAAATAACAATAAGAGCTTTTGGCATTTCATTTTGAGGAACATTATTTTTAATTGCAACATCTAAAATAAGCTCAAATGCTGCTTTTAAGTCTGTATTATTATTCCAATCTTTCATGTCTATGCTAGATAGTTTCTGAGCTAAAGTTTCGCCTTTTAATGTATGAAATTTAGGTGCTGAAGAGAACGACATCCATAAATTGTGATAAGCTCCTTTGTTTCTTTCCGCAAAATATACTGCTAATCCAAGAGCTGAGTTCAATGGTCTACCATACATAGAACCTGATGTATCGGCAATTACAATTGCATTTGTATTTTCATCTACATAATTAGGTAATTGTCTCCATTGCGCTTCTACTGTTTTATCTTCATTAATTAATAATTTATAAGACCAAAAATCATATTTTAATACCTTTTCAATTAAATCATAAGGATATAAAGTAGATGAATTT